AACTTAGCTTCAGATGCATCAACAGGCGCAGTCAATATTGGTACTGGAGCAGGTGCTAGAACTATTACGATTGGTAACGTCACAGGAGCTACAGCAGTATCAGTAAATACAGGAACAGGGCATTTCACTGTTACAACAACAGGAACCGGAGACATTATCCTAAACTCCGATGACACGATGCTTTTAGACGCAGATGGAGTGCTTGAGCTTAATTCTTCCGCCGGTGCAATTTCGATCGGTAATGATGCAGATGCTCAAGCAATAAATATTGGTACTGGAGCGGCAGCAAGAACGATTACTCTGGGGAATTCCACAGGCGCCACAAGTCTTGTTTTAGATGCTGGAACAGGCGCTTTAAACATCGGAACGAATGCTATTGCTCACACTGTAACAATCGGAAACGGAACTGGAGCATCAGCAGTTGTTATAGAGTCTGGATCAGGAGCTATCAACATAGGGGCAAATGCTGTTGCCCATACTGTTACGATTGGTAACGTCACAGGCGCTACAGCAGTAAATATCAATGCAGGGACTGGCGGCTCAACTTGGACAACTACAAATGCAACTTTAGCATTAGTATCGGGTACAGGTGCAATAAATATTGGTACTGACGCAGCGGCTCATACAATTACACTTGGAAATAGCACAGGAGCAACAGCAATCTCATTAAATGCTGGTACAGGAGCCCTAAACGTTGGTACAAATGCTATAGCGCATACCATTACAATCGGAAACGTTACAGGAGCTACCGCCGTTAACGTTAATACTGGAACAGGTGGTTCAACATGGACTACTACTAACGGGGCATTTGCTCTTGCAACAGGAACTGGAGCTATTAACCTTGGTACAGATGCAGCAGCCCATACAATAACAATTGGTAACGTGACTGGTGCTACTAATATCGTTCATAATAGCGGCTCAGGCGCTAATTTATGGACAACAACAAACGGATCATGGTCTTTAGTAACTGGCACAGGCTCCATAAACATTGGTGCCGATGCTGCTGCAAAGACCATCACCATAGGAAATGCTACTGGCGCCACAGCACTTGTTATGGCTGCGGGTTCGGGGGCTTCGTCTATAACTACAGCCAATGCTACATTTGCTTTAAATACTGGCACAGGCGCTTTAAGCATAAGTTCAGATGCTTCAGCTACAACTGTAAATATAGGAACAGGTGCTGCCGTAGTAAAAACCATAAGCATTGGTGGAACAGGAGCAAACGTTATTTCAATAGGAAACACTCAGACAGCAGGTTCGGTTTCTATTGGCGATGCAATGACAGGGGGCACAATAGCAATTGGTGGATCAGGTGCTCAAACAGGAACAATGACAATTGCTGGTGGTACTGGCGCACAGACAATTAACGTAGCTAACTCCACAGGGGGCAAGACAGTCAATATTGCAACTGGTGCAGGTGCAAACGCTGTTACCATTGGATCTACTAGCACAACCTCAGCAACTACTATCCAAGCGGGATCAGGTGGGGTTAATCTAACTGGTGATGTCAACTTAACCGCGGTAGCTACTAAAATTAGCATGAACGGTGGTGCAGTAACTGACTTTATTGGTAGAGCAACTCTAGTTGCAGGTACTGTCACAGTGGCTAATACTAATATAGCAGCGGGGGATAGAATCTTTGTTACTAGATCTGCCTTAAATGCTTCACCTGCTTTAGGATTCCCTATAACTACAATAAGTGCTGGAGCTTCCTTTACGATTGCATCATATTCAACTACAGGAGCTGCGGCAGTAACAGACGTTTCAACATTCGACTATGTTATTGTGAGACAGACCTAGAAAATATTTGAATTAAGAATCCGTTTCAGGCATGATCTGGAACGGATTAAATTTAAATATAAGGATGATAAATGGAATTCAAAAATAAAGTAGAAGTCAGGTTTCCAGGAATCGAAGAGTGCTCTTTAGTTGCTAATTCAGATTGTCCTATGGGAAAAGTCTACGATTATGCATGTGCTTTGAGATCATTTGCAGTGCAAAGAATGCAAGATGAAGAGGCTAGGTCTAAATCCGAAGCCGCTAAAGAAGAACCTCCAACTGAGTAGGATAAAATGACAGAAGCTAGATTCGATTCGTTAAGGACATTGGGATTTGCCTCCATAACGGCTATTTATCAGCCGTTAGGTACGGCCATCTCTCATAATTGGAGAGAATGGAAGCTCACAAATGCAACTAATGGAAACATGCTGATCTCATTTGATGGGATCAATGACAACATGTTTGTCCCGGCAAATTCTTTTACATTATTTGACATAACAACAAATTCAAATCAAAGCTCTTCTGTTGGGATGATGATGTCAAGAGGAACTCAGTTTTTAATAAAGTATTCCAGTATACCCACTTCAGGCTCGGTGTATTTGGAAGGAATTTACGAAAAAGGACAATAAATGTCACAAGCTGGATCATTAGGAAGTGGTGGGGGTGGTGGAGGATCTGGAATTCAGACCTTGACAGGAGATGTTGGGGGTGCTGTCGGACCTGATGGCTCATCAAATGTTAATGTTGTTGGTGGTGGTTCTATTACTGTCACTGGGACTCCTGGAACAAATACTTTAACAATCTCCTCTTCAAATCCATTTTTCATGTGGTTTGTAATCGCATCTTCACAACCAGCAGTTACACAAACTGGATATTTCACAAATGGAGGATCGCGAGTAGATCTTTCATTGCCTGCGACATCTGTTGTAGGGGATATATTCGCTGTTGCAGATTTGGGTGGAAATAAGTTCCGCATAACTCAAGGAGCAGGCCAGCAAATCCTGATAGGAAATTCCTCCACAACTCTTGGAGCAGCTGGATATGTGGAATCAATTTTTATAGGGGATTCTATATTTCTTGTCTGCTGTTCTAATGATGCTACTTGGATGGCAGTTCCCGCTCCAACAGGAAACCTAACAATAGTATGAGGAAATAATGGCGACGAAAAATGCGATAAATTTACAAGATGTTGGACTTGCCTCATATGATGGAGCCGGAGTATTTTTAGGAAGAACTATAGCTCCTCCCGCAGCTGGAATAACTATATCAAATGGTAATGGTGTCACAGGTAATCCAACTCTTGCTCTTGCAGATGATCTTGCGGCAGTTGAAGGTCTATCAACTACAGGATTAGCAACAAGAACGGCTACGAGCACTTGGACAACTAGAACGCTAACAGCCGGAAGCGGTGTAAGTATTTCTAATGGCGATGGAGTTTCGGGAAATCCCACTATTTCAGCAGGATCATCAACACCTTTGTCATTTCCAACCGACTCGGGAATGGCAACACCCGCAGCAAATGCTCTTACTTTAGCTGGTTCTGGAAGCATTACAACTACAGGTAGTGGAGCGACTGTTACGACTGCATTGACGGGATTGACAAATCACGCCGTTTTAGTAGGGGCAGGAACATCGACTATCACTAAAGTAGGGCCAACGGCTACAGCGGGACAAGTATTGCAAAGCGCAGGAGCAGCAGCAGATCCTGCTTTTAGCACTGCGACGTATCCTAGCACGACCACCGTTTCGCAAATACTCTATTCAAGCTCAACAAACGTTGTCTCGGGTCTTGCGACGGCAAACAGAGCTGTCTTAACTACAGGAGCCACCGGAATACCGGTTTTAACCGCTTTAGCAACTGATGGACAATTAATCATAGGTTCAACGGCGGGAGTTCCCGCAGCAGCTACTTTGACTGCTGGAACTGGTATCACTATCACAAATGGAAGCAATTCAATTAGCATCGCAGCAAGCGGAAGTGTTGTAGCTCAGACATTGACAGGGGATAGCGGGGGGGCATTAAGTCCGACGGCAGGGAATTTTAATATTCTTGGGCTTTCAGGAAGCAAAACAAGTGGATCAGGCTCTACAATAACCATTAAAAGCCCTCCCTTTTCCCAAGTTGGCGGAAGTGGAACAAGTGCTTTAAATACTGGAGAGATTGTTACTGCTACAGCAACAAGGACTATGCCTGCATCTGCTGGATTGGCCGATGGTGATCTTTTCATTTATGTATGTACAACAGCGAACGTTCTTACTCTTCAGGCTGTCGGAACACAGAAATTTAGAATTGGGGCTCAGTTAAGCTCAGCAGCGGGAACATTAGTTTCTACCGCAATAGGAGATAGTATCACGCTTAGATTTGATGCTACTCAAGGATTCTTTATGGCCGTATCAATGATTGGAAACTGGACGTTTACATAATGGTTACGAATAATAGCAAAAATCAGCCCACCGGAGCATCTGGAAAGGTAATGCAGGCGCAAGGAATTGGAACGGCTTGCAATTTATCCACCGCTACTTACCCCTCGACGGCTACAGGAACAGGAAATATTCTAAGGGCCGATGGCACTAATTGGGTAGCCAGCACAGCGACTTACCCTGATACAGCAGGATCGAGCGGTAACGTTTTGACTTCAGATGGTACGAATTGGTCTTCTAGCGCACCAGCGGGAGGAAATGGATTTAACTGGTGGTTTTATGCTCAATCAGGAAACCCCGCAGATTCAACAACATATTATTTATCTCCTGGGAGGGCATTTACTACTTTTACCACAGCTGTTTCAGGGACACGAATATATGTGGCTTCTGCATACACATTAAATACTGTTTATGGAGCTTTTGGAGTAGGAGGCACCCTTGGATCAAATGAAAATTGCACTTTTTTTATTCGTAAAAACAACACATCGAATACCAATATAACCACGACCTTACAACTTACTTCTACATTTGTTTCATTTAATGCCACATCTCTTGGTTTGTCATTAGTTGCTGGAGATTATATAAGTTTTGGTTTTACAGGGCCTGCGTGGGGAACAAATCCTACAACTGTAACAGCATCAATATCCTGGAGTAGCTAATGGTTACAAATAATAATTGCGATGAAAGTACAGCGGCAAGCGGTAAAATCCTCCAAGGGCAAGGAATTGGCACAGCTTCTAACTATAGCACGGCCACATATCCTTCGACAGCAACAGGAACAGGAAAAATTTTGCGTGCCGACGGAACGAACTGGGTAGCCTCAACAGCCACATACCCAGATACTGCGGGAACAAGCGGAAACGTTCTTACCAGTGATGGAACTAACTGGTCATCATCAGCACCGGCAGCTTCTGGCTCTCCATTTGGAACAATGATTACAACTGAATTCAATCCTACCGACGGGTCAACAAATTTCCTGATAAATGGTCAAGGAACAAATCCCACAGCTACAGCAATCAGACAGAGAACTTTTGTAACAAAAGCAATGACCTTAAATAAGGTCTATGGAACAGTTGGAGTTTCTGGCACTCTTGGGTCAAACGAAAATGTAACCTTTTTAATACGTGTCAACGACACAACAAATACAAATATTTTAACTACATTGAAATTTAGTGCAGCAACGAATAATTTCAGCATTACAGGAATTGGGTTGGCTTTGTCAGCAGGGGACTTTTTTTGTTTTGGATTTACCGGGCCTACTTGGGCAACAAATCCAACGGGCGTTTCATTTTCAATAGCATGGAGTAGCTAATGGTTACGAATAATGGTTGCGATGAACCTACGGCAGCTTCAGGAAAAGTTTTGCAAGGCCAAGGAATAGGGACTGCAAATGCTTTTAGTACAGCAACCTATCCCAGTACAGCAACAGGAACAGGAAAAATCCTGCGCGCAGACGGCACTAATTGGGTTGCAAGCACGGCAACTTACCCAGATACTGCAGGCACCTCGGGAAATGTTCTAACAAGTGATGGTACTAACTGGTCTTCAAGTGCTCCTGGAGCGTCTTCTAATACAGGATCATGTCTTTTTACTGCCGCAACTATAGGCGATCCATTAGATTCAACAACTTATTATATGGTGTCTTTACAATCATTTGTTAATACTAGTACTTCATCTAATGTAATGGCTAGAATTTATGTAACTACGGCTTTTACTCTTACAAAAGTTTACGGAGCCATTTCTGTTGATGGTACGTTAGGCTCTGCTCAAAACTGCACGCTTTTTATTAGAAAGAATGACACATCGAATACCAATATAACCACGACTTTGCAGCTTACATCGGCAATAAACACTTTTAATAATACTGCGCTGAGTATTTCATTAGTTGCTGGAGATTTTATTTCAATTGGTTTTACAGGGCCAGCATGGACGACTAACCCGACGAGTGTTTCGTTACAATTAACCTATGCATGAAAAAGAGAGCCCTCAGAATTCGTCTTGGTTTTTTATTTCAGAGAAAAAAGAGGGGCTCTCAAAAAAAAAGGATATCAAATGCCACTAGTTAAAGGCAAGAGCAAAAAAAGTATTTCTAAGAATATAGCTACAGAGATCAGGGCTGGCAAAAAGCCCGCTCAAGCCGCTGCAATTTCTTTCTCTATAGCCAGAAAAGCAGGCGCACGCATCCCAACAGCCGCAAAAGCAAAAAGAAAAGGATAAGGTATGTCACATAAGAAAAAAGCAAATATGAAAAAATCTAAAGTCATGAAACATCTTTCTGAGGACATTAAAGAGTCTAAGGAAATGATCAAAGATGATAAAAAGCTTAGAAAAGATCTTAAGAAAAAGTAAATTCGAGCCGGTTACTAAATGCAACCGGCTCATCCGATTTACGTACGGGTACCGTCTATGCAAACCCTACAACCACAATAGAGAGTGCTTTTACGCATAAGAGATGCGGAAACTCTAGCTTCAAATTAATATATAACTCATTTTCGAATTATTGTCCAACTAGAAATAAATGCACCTTTTTTATGTATTCTTTTGCATCTTGAACTGTCTCAAATTCACCCAAAAGATCGAATGTATCTGAAGCAACTAAAAACTTGTTTTTAGATTCAACATTTCCATTTTCTTGAATTCTTATTGCAGTGAAACTATTTAAGTCCACAAGTTCCTCACGTAAAGTTAGAAACCACTTTTTGTGAGAAATTGGAGTCTGGTAAGTAAACATATCATCCTTTTCATTTAAGAGAGATTCAATAATAAAGTCTTCATTTTGTCTCATTACCGCGGAGTTCAATCTTGAAAGTTCAAGGCCATCCATTTCAGAATCCAAAATACCCTATCATATTTGACATTGCTTTTCCTGTCGAATTGTAGAGATAACCGCATTTCATGCATGTTACTATGCACCGGAAATGACCGTTAGATTTTATGCACGATACTGATTTAAGCAGATAGTTCGAATGGCTGCAACCTTCCCCGAGTTTATAGGCTGCATCATGGGCGACAAGGCTCCAAAAAGGGGATTCGACATGGTTTAGATAGCAGGGGGTGGTTAGTAATCTATTGTGATAGGTCATTTCAATCTCTCAAAGCTAGTTTTATAAAAGTTTTCGTCAGCATCAATGTACAAGGATCCTGTTTTAGATTCATAGATATTATCTCTTGTAAGACTATGAAGTGTAGATTCCCATGTGGTCATTATCTTCATATCTTCTGGATATTCTTTAAGAATTTCAATTAGTTCTTTAACGGTGATAGATTCATCTTTTATCCATTTTTCTTTTTCATATAGATAGTCTGTTTCACTCATTTCTTTTCCTTATGGAATTCCTCAAAACACTTTTTTATATAGCATTCAATATGAGATGACTCATTGTGATTCATAAATGTGAAAGCCCTTATCTCATCGTTATTATTGAAGTTAACTCGCTCAAGATTTATTTCTTCTCCACAAAATACGCAGATTTTATCCATTGGATCCCTCCAACTTCTCAACCCTTTCCTTAAGTCTCTTAATCTCATCCCATAATTGCTCTAAATGCCTGTAAACAGGTCCTTCGACTTTAGTTAATTCGTTAAATTCTCTTGGGAAAAAATTAGGTGTGATATGATATGGGGTTTCAGGTTTCATTGGATCCCTCTAGCTTCTCAACTCTTTTTAGCAGTTCAACCAAAGAAGTGCCAAAAACCTCCATAAAGTCCCTGCAGATCTGAACTTGCATCTCGATATCTTTGTTTTTCCCAAAGATGCACTTTTGCGTAGCGCGATGGGATTCCTTAAGCTTAGCCATATCTTCCTTGAGCTCGGTAATGGCTATGTCTTCAAATAGGTCAAATTGTGGGGCTAATGCCATCATTCATCCTTTGGCGGTTCAGGAGCTTTCATCCAATGGCTAGGCCCCAAATATGGATAAGGATCGCAGGGGCCAATATAAGTGCCTTTAGGCTGGATTCCCATTAATTTCGATTCATCATTGAAGTAAACCAAAACACCTTGGTCTTGCTCTTCTCTTGTAGGAAAACGTTCACTTGTTTTAATCCAATTCCAAGTTATCTTAATCTCTGAAGGGATATCCGAGGTAATAGGAATAGGATACTTATTGTTACATTTTTCATTATTCATCAGTCGACTCCTTCACCTGCCAATAGGTCGTTCCAGGTTTTCTATATTCTTCAAGGTCAATAGTTTTTAAAATAGGAATATTTTTGTAGTCTATAATACCTTTCTTTTCTACTTTTGTCAAGATAATTCCATTACCCGTTGCATTTTCTTCCTGTGATATTTGCACTAAGTAATCTCGTATTTCTTCCTTACGCTTAGCCGAACGTTTTTCCACTTGATCACATGTCTTGTATTCTTCCGTTAGAAGCTTCCAAACGTCAGATTCTATTGATTTTAAAGCCTTTGGATTATTTGGGGGAACACCTCTTAGCATGTGATCGAAATAAAAATCCGTTTCTTTTTTAAGCATGTCTTCGATGAATTCTTCATCTCGTTTTACAATCTCAAAGTACAGCGGCTTAGGTTCATATTCAGGCCTATAGCTACAAAAATAGATTTCTTCTAACTCTGCCACGTACATTTGGTGTTGCATTTGGGCGATATAGTATTTTGGAATTTCACCATGAATTGCTTGCAGGTGAGCTTTCTGCCCACTGCATTTAATCTCAACGGCACATTTACCGTCTATTTCGAAACCATCGAAAGAAGCCATAGCAAACGAGGTTAAATCACTTATCATAACTTTAGGCGACATGAGATATCCTGTTTCTGCTTCGAACGCTCTTAACGCTTCCGGCTCAAGATCAATCCCTCTTTGCATCCATGGGTTTTTAGGTGCTTCTTCAACATACGGCGAAATCTTCTCATTAAAAACGTCTAACGCTGATTTCCAGGGACTAATCCCCAAAATTGGGGCTATGTCTGATCCTCCCAAGTGTTTTTTTCTGATTTCGTGCCATTCCGCGCTCCTCTGCTCGACTTGTATTTCCATCTATTCCGCCTTTGTCATAAAGTTTTGATGTTCTTCACTCTTAGTGGTCAAACTTTTCTTAATTGGAGCGTAGCATTCCAAAGGAAGCTGATAAAAGCTATTGATTCCTTTTCCTTGTAGATAGGCGTTCATCTTTTCTTGGTTCTCTGAAGAACATTTATCCAAAAGATCTTGAAGCTCTTGCGCTTGCTCTTCACTTACGATCATTGGAGTTTTAACTTGCGTATTCTGCGCTTGATCCATTTCTTCAGTCGTGTATAATCCGCTTAGCTCATTAGGGAATGCTTTTCTTAAAGCTAAAGCCTCGGCGCATTTAGCTAACATAACATGAGGCTTAGTATCCCAAAACTGGTTCGGGTAAGTAGGCTTATACTCATCAAAGTGAGCGGAAACAGAAACTTCGTGCCAAGTACCATCTTTGGTTTGTTTTTTAACGTAAGAAGTGGCGCTAAAGACGCGATCGTTCTTGTAAACGAATGTTGACTCCCTTCCAGGTGCATAACGTCCTGTACGCTCAGCAATTAGCCTATAACCATCGATTGACGTTTGTATTGTCATCTGGTCTTTACGCTTGACGGCATAAATCTGCTTCATGAAAGGATCAAGTCCTGTCTTTTTACATACAGCCGCGAATAAATGTAACTCATCATCCGTTATGTTTTTGCAAAGTTGCTTCTTAATTAGCTCATTTTGCTCTGGTGAGAATGCGGTGATCTCATTTTTTTGTTTGATTGCTACGGTCATTTTAAATTTCTCCTGTTTTTTCTATGCAAAGTTTTAAAAATTGTGCAAGATAAGGCTTGCACATTATCCTGATTTCTTTAGGACATTCTATAAGTTTTTTCCCAATCGTTGAAGTTGAGAACTCTACGCCTTGACCTCTCCATAAAAGTCTTTTCCCTTCTGCTACTTGAAGGAGAACGATTTCTTTTGAAACATGACCACTAAGTAATTTATCTAAGGCTCTTATATCCGAAGAAAGGTCATTTAACATTTCAGTATTCCAATTTAAAACGTGTCCATATTGTAAATATACGTCCTGAAGATCTTCATCTTTAAATGTGTTAGTCATTTTTCCCTCTTGATTTATTTTTTTGTTTTTCTTACTATCCAAATCGCATTACGTGTACTAAGTGTTAAGTCTGGAGCCCCCTAGCACAGGGCTAAGGGGTTCTTTTAATAGTGC